AAAAAACTTCGCCTTTATCATCCAATAAAGCGAAGTCAAATTTTAATTTATATTTATATTTACAGTCATCAAAACTATATTGTGATATATATTCAATATTATTATTTTCAAGTATATATTTAATATATCTTTCACCCTTAGATTGAATTTTACATCCACATGATGTAGTAGAACCATCCATAATATTTGCAGGTAATATTTCAAATATTTTATTGCAAAGAGGACATTTACAGTTCCACAACCATTGCCCTGATTTGTTCTTTCTTGATTGTGAAATGAATTCTACTCCATAATCAGAAACGATACCTGTCCAATCCTTTGTATTTGTTAAAGACGCCGTTTCTTTTTGCAAACACCCACAGGACTGAGTATGTCCACTTTGTACATAATTTTTGTTCAATATAACGGTATTTCCACAATCACATTGACATTTTACTTTTGGAAATTCTTCATTCCAAATTGTTTCAAGCACAGTTAATCGTCCAAATTTTTGACCGTTTATATCTCTACTACATGTTTTAATAATATAATTACGTTTTTGGCAACCACAAGAAGTATTCGAAGTTGCACGACTTAAACTGTCTGGTGATGTTAGATGATTTTTTGTTCCACAATCACAATCACAAAGACACTTAGTTCTTTTTGTTCCATTATAATTATAAATCATTTTTGTAACTGTAAGATGACCATATTTTTTACCTGTTAGATCTACTCGCCTTGCCTTTCCTGTAGCGTTGTGAGCACATTTCCAACATTGATTAGTTTTTCCTGATTTTAAAGAAGAAGTATCCACGATAGAACTTTCTCCGCAATCACATATACACAACCAATATGTACGTTTTTTCTTTGAATTAGGATTTTCTGTTTTTTTAATGACGGTTAATTTACCGAATTTTTGGTTGGTTAAATCTATAATTTTCGAAATATCTATCACCTCCGTTGGTGATAGTAAATATCAAGTCTTTCCTCGGTCTTGAATATCCTTATCCTTTAACCGATATAGTTATCTACCATGCTATATTTTTATAGCACCATACATTACTGTATGTTTGGGCAACAATTTTACACACTTCATTAAGCTTATCAACGATAGTCATTTTATCTAAGTCTTTATACGCTTGTCCCATAGCAACAAGTGACTTAGTTGCATCTTCAATATTATCAAATTCAGATACATTCAGGAGTACATTTGCTGTTTTCGCACTTTCGGCAGCTTGATCCATTGACTCTCCGAGACGCATCCAATCTGCTGTAGAATTTTGTATTTGCTTTGCAGTTGTACCAACTGCATCTGCCGTATCGAAAGTAGTAGCTTGATAATTTTTCAAACTTTGAACAGTCTCATTAGATACTTTTCGCATTTCTGTAAGGGCAGTGTTAAGTTCTCTTACAACATTAAAACCTTCTTTACCAAGGTTGATAACATCATAAACCCCAAACATACCTGCCATCTGAGCAGCAATCTGATGGAATCCACTATTCTTTAAAGTGTCCCACAATGTTCTGCCAGCACGACCAGCTTCGACTTCTGCATTATAAATCTTTAAGATTTCACCATGAATCTTGTCAAGACTCATACTAGGATTACCGCTTTCAATTTCCGCATAGTAAGCTTTAATTTTAGCCTTTGCTTCAGAAGACATCTTACTGTTCTCAGCTAAAAGTTTGTGAATCTTGTCTAATTCTTTCTGACCTGAAACAAAGTTATATCCCTTTTCAGCAGCCGACATATTGGTAACAGTAGCGATAGTATCTTTAATTTTCTTTTCATAGTTATCCAATTTGCTAATATCGTCACTTGTCACCAAACTAGCATCTTTGCCTTTTAATTTTTTGAGCAGAGTTTCATACTCATCAACTGCATTCTTAACGGCTTGTACATTCTTTAAGTACACATCACTTATCCAACCACCATCGTTAAATCTGTCAATAGTGGCTTGATATTTATCAACCTTACCATTATAAGAATCTAACCGTTTATCATACTTATTAATGTTTACATTGGCATTTTGTTCTTTAGCCTGTGTATTTTCCTTAACTTTCTGAGTATTCTGATCTAATACATTATTCTCTTCTTTGATGGAATTAGTAGCAGACTCTACAGAAGTAGAAACATATTTATCAGGAAATGCGTCTTTCATGTCCTTAGACGGAATAGTAGTAGGAGTTTTAATCTTTGCTAATTCAGATTCTAACTCTTTAACTCT